GTATAGCAGTCCTGTAGAATTACAGGAGGAAAGGGGAAAGCCATTAAATTGTGTCCCAAACAATAGCCTTCTTTCGCTAGTTAGAATTTGGTGCTACGAAAAGGTAATACTAGTTAAAGGCGTAGTTAAATAGCGAAGGTAAACTTAAACGCAGACCAGTCCTTCGTAAGCCAATAGAGTAGAGAAGGCGATTCAATCTCGTGAGCAAGAGGTTATCAGACTTCTCTACTTGCCAGACAGCAGACAAGTTTTTTATCATTATTTTTCCCCTTGTCTGTTGTCATTTAACAAAAGGAGATACCATGAGTATAGATTTAAGCAAGTATGAAAAGCTAATTAGGTTAGGAACTCTTACAGAAGAGTATGAGTTTGCACAGCATGAACTTCATGCCCTTCTTAGATTACAAAGTGGTGTTGGCACTGCAAGTCTTAGAGAAGACATCATTGCTTTGTTAGATAGGATAGCAAGAGAGTTGTCAAGAAGAAGAGTAGCCTCAGATGAACAAGCAGAATTTGTAAGGAGGTTGCCCTAATGGCAAAAAAACTAATTGAAGGTAAGAAAAAGTCAAAGGGTAAGAAGTATTCGCATAGACCTGTAAGAAGTCAGAACGTATATTTTGATACACAAGAAAACAAATGGTTTGCGAACAAAAAATAGGAATTGACATGGACATAATTATTATGGTATATAGAGTTATAGTTATTATTATAGGGAGTTTTTTAATATGGTTGATGATGTAAATAAAAAGTTTAAAGAAAATCTAAAAGACATTGTCGGAGATTGTTTTTTCAGTGTCAGGTATTATTCACAAAACAAAGGTAGGTATGAAAACTATGGAAGCCTACTCTTGAATGTCAAGAAACATTTAAAGGGTGGCGAAAGCACAGCAAAAGAACATACCTTTACTGCTTACGATTTGTCAGCCAAGCATTATAGAAGTTTTGTCATCAGCAAAACGGCTTTTGTCAAGTGCGGTAACATGTACACACAAGACGCTATTTTGTCAGGTAAGAAAAATGTCATTCGACCCTAAAAATGAAAAGCCTTTGTCAGCATATACTAATGAAGAACTGCTTGGTTTCTTAGGTATAGAAAGCACACTTGAAGATGTTTTTCGTAACTACAATATGACTGACGAAGAAAAGAGGGAATTTTTAATTGAGCAGGCAGAAGAAAAAAATAAAAAATATATTTGACAAGTTTTTCGAACACTTTTAATAGTAAAGGTAGGAGAAAAAAAATGACATATAAATTCGTAACAAATACACAATCAAAAAAAGTGGGTGCGATGCCTACTTCTTACAGTCCGAGACAAACTTGTCCGACTTCTTGTACATTAAAAAACAATGGTTGCTATGGGGACAACTTCCCTATTCGTTTACATTGGAACAGGTACAGCGAAGACAATATTGACAACTGGGATGAATTTGTGAAACAAGTTTTTTACTTTAGAAAACATAATAAAGAAGGTTTATGGCGTCATAATGTAGTCGGTGATTTGTCAGTTAAGAAAAACAAGATAGATGCTAAGAAATTAAAGCAACTTGTAAAAGCAAATAAGGGTGGCAAGGTTATTTGTTATACACACCACCACACAATTTTGTCAGGTAAGAAAAGAAAATTATCAGAACATAATCTTAATTTAATTAGATATGCAAATAATAAAGGTTTTACTGTTAATTTATCAGCCGATACATTAGAGCAAGCCGACATTTTGTCAGATACCAAAATCCCTACAACTGTTGTTTTACCATTTACGAAAACGCAATTTGAAAAATTGTCAGTTAATCCTTCGGACTTAAAAACACCACAAGGAAAAAAGATAACAATATGTCCAGAACAAACTCAAGGGATAAAATGCTTAGATTGTAAACTTTGTTCACATAACAAAAGGAAAACTATTATTGGATTTTTTAAACATTAATTCTTGACTACAAAAACGAACACCCCCAATATGATTTTAGAAAAGAGGGAATTTTCCCTTTTATTATATAAGGAAAAAAAATGATAAATCTTAATAATTTAATAAATCCAGTTCAAACAGATATAGAGGACTTCACAAACCCAACCCCACAACATGGGACAACAGAAGTTGACCTACACAACCCCAACCAAGAGAGCTCACAAGAGATTTTAAGGACTGATTGGGATAGTCAATTCAGAATGCATTCCGATATAAATGACCATTCAATCTTTAAAAGTAAATTTTCAGAAGGTGCCGTGTTCTCTTTCAATCCCTACCTTAAAAGATTTGAAGAGGTAAAGGGAAGGAAGGGTATTTTTAGAGACGATGAGAGCAAAGAAAAATTCTCTTTTGTTAGCCTACCAAGTAAAGACTATAAGCTAGTTGACCATTTACCACTATTTGAAGAGGTAACAACCCAATTAGTAGATTGTGAAGACATATCGACTGCGAGGGTTCATATTGAGGACAGGACATATGAAGAGGATACCAAAGCAATCCGAACAATACATCTTCTTGACCATACTGTTGATATTGAGGGAACAGGTGAACTGTGTATGAGAATTGATGTCTTAAACTCAACAAACTCTTCATGGAAATTTCAAGTTTTCACTGGTGCTTATAGGGACTATTGCCGTAATTCAATGGTATTCGGTGGCGAAAGACAATATTACACTATGAAAAAACATACTTCTGGATTTGATTATAAAGAAGAGGTAAGCAAGATTAAAAACGCTGTTTCTAACTTTGCTACCCAAGGCGATATTTTTAGAACTTGGTTAAATACAAAAATTACTGATGAGCAAGTTATTCTCTTTTTTAAAGAGGTTCTTTGTAAAAAGAAGCTATCTGATATTAAGAGCTTACAGGAAACTATCGACCATGATGAGGACATAACAAAACGTTACAACCAAAAAGAACTTGGTTTTCTTATTCATAAATGGGAAGAGGAACTGAAAACAGGTATGAGCAGAAACTTGTACACTTTGTACAATGCGTTAACGAACTGGTCGACCCATGCAGGAACTAATCTTGATAGTTATGAGAATGAAGAGGGACAAATAAAAACTATGCACCAGAAAAAAGGTAAAGTACATGAGACCAGATTGAGACGAGAAGGTCGAGTGTTAAAGGCAATTCAAAACCCACTCTTTCAGGTTTAATTATGTATGAGCTAATCTCAGGCATTTACAAGGCTGTACTGGTTATTTTAGGTATAGCCTTGTTGGGGTTAATCTTTTAACAAAAAAAACAAGGATAGATTATGACATTAGAACAACAAAACGAGCTGAAACTCTACACCATGACAATAAAAAATCGTCTTGAGTGTATAGGCAAGTCAATCATGGAAAATCACAGCACCTTAAAAAGTGCCATTGAAGACTTGGAAAGTATTAAGGCAAAAACTGATTTTATGATTGATAACTTAACAGGAATAAAACACGATTAATAAATGCCTACTTTCGGAATCCCTCCCCTAACCCCTCTTGATTAATTTCTTGAGGGGTTTTTCTTGACCTACTGAACAAATCAAATTAACTTGAATTCATAATCAATTACAGGAAAAAAAACATGGTAAAATTTAACAGAGACGAATTTGATACTTACACAGAAACCCTATTTTCAAGATATCTTTACAGGAATTTAGGCATATCACCGACAAGGTGCGAATCTTTAGACGATGCAATATCTTCTTTCCATTCCGCCTTTGCTTATTGTGATAACTTTAACAGACGCAAGATTGAGAATATGACCGTTAAAGAATTGCTTGCGGTTTATGGTGCTCTTGAAGATGCTAATGATTTTGAGTATTTCACAGACGAAGAGAAAGACCAGTTGCTAAGAATACAAGACAGCCTAAGATATAAGAATAAGAAATACACAATAGCGAAAGACAACGGCTTACTTTCTGCTGATAGTGATAAACCATTTAACAGGGTTATCCAGTACAAACTGGTAAAATAATTGCCTACTTTCCCCCAACCCCTTGCATTAATTTGTGAGGGGTTTTTCTTTGTCTTGAATAATCCTTAACTTATTGATTATATAATTATAAAACGCCAGTACCCCTTTTATGTATTGTTGAAAAGGTACGCCCACCCCCTCTCGAATGACCCCTAAAAAAGTAAACTGTCGTCAGATTAATATATATATGTACACACGCCTGCACACATGACACGATTAAACAAGCTAATTAATAAATCATAAAAAAAGGTGAGAAAAAAAAGGTAGGAAGGAAGGGGATTAAAAACTGAGAACAATATAAAATATTTACAGTAGGCAATTAAGAGGAACAACTATGGCAGAATACAGCCATTTGTAGGGGTACGCAAGCGACACTAGGGGGGGAGTACACCTGCGTATACACAGATGCCAGATTTTTATTAATTTTCAATCACTTGAGAATGAGTCGCAATAAGTTTTGCCTACCTTTATATAGGAAACATAAAAAAACCCCCAGTCAGAAACAGGGGGAGATTAAAAGCCTACCTATATATAGTATTAACCCTGGGGGGTTAACCCCAGTATACATGCAAATATCCATTCTGTCAAGTAGTAAAATTTTTTTTTGTGTTGACAAAATGCAACATTAGTTCTATAATAGGGTACATGAAGGGGGTTACCGTGAGAGGTAGTATACGTAACCCATCAAGAGCTTGCAAGCCATAGGAAGATGCAACGTTTTTCTCTACCTCTCTTTACCCTTCTGTAGGCATTTACTAATTAAGGAGATAAACAGTGGCAAAATACAAACCAGGTAAATCAGGTGTTGCGTCTAGAAAGATAAAAAAACTTAAAGAAGACATAAAATCTGAATCTGATAAAGATAGGATAAAAAAACTAGAAGAGCAACTAGCTATACTAATGGCAAGTAGAGCTCAAGATACGCAGGGCGGTAAGTCCGTATCTGATGCGGATGTAGAAAGAATGAAGCGTCTCTATGATGCACCTCTCTATGATGCACCCATGCCTCGTGCTTTTAAAGAAAAAAGCCGAGATGATTTACGCAGCCTTTATGAAAGAAATGGTTATAGAAACTTTAAGAGTGCTACCCCTACACGCAAAAAAGGCGGAGGTAAAATCTACGCATCTATGAATAAGAAATACGGTGGTGGAATCTACCCAAGAAAGGTTAAAATGTAATGTCATTATACGAAAATATACATAAAAAACGTGCAAGAATCAAAGCAGGTTCTGGTGAGAAGATGAGAAAGAAAGGTGACAAAGGTGCACCTACTGAAGCTAACTTTACCAGAGCAGCTAAAACAGCTAAGAAAGCCATGTATGGTGGCAAGATGAAAAGGAATATGAAAGATGGCGGTTTCCCTGACCTAAGTGGTGATGGTAAAATAACTAGAAAAGATGTCCTTATGGGTAGAGGCGTAGACTTAAAAGGTGGCGGTAACGTATGTAAAACTAGAAAAGCTATGTCTTACGGTGGCAAAATGAAAAACTATGCGTCTGAAGGTAAGAAGTATGGTGGACATGCTAACATGCCTAACCCAAGGAAACCTATGGGAACAAAATAATGGCTAGGAAGAAAGCCAAGCCCATACCTAAAACTACGAAAGGTAAGGGTGCTAATTACCGACCTACTAAGTCTGGTGCAGGTATGACAGCCAAGGGTGTAAAAGCCTACAGAAAGGCAAACCCTGGTTCTAAACTAAAGACAGCCGTAACTGGTAAAGTAAAGAAAGGCAGTAAAGCAGCAAAAAGACGTAAGTCTTACTGTGCAAGATCATTAGGACAACTTAAAAGAAGTTCTGCTAAAACAAGAAACAATCCTAATTCACGTATTAGGCAAGCTAGAAGAAGGTGGAAGTGCTGATGGAAAGAATACATAGAACAAATATGAAAGTCATTAAGTACCCTATAATCAATCTTAGAAAAGGTTTGCAGAAAAGATATAGGGGTACAGAGTATATTATTAATAAAACAAAAGCTAAAGTAAGCTACAGACGTGGCTTGTACAGAGGCATAGAGTACTTATTAAACAGATAAAATGTTAACACCACAACGTAAAAAATCACAAGAATTAACAGAGAAACAACAGAATTTTCTTGACGCATACTTTGCGGAAGGAGAAAAAACCTTTGGGAACATAACCCAAAGTCTATTGCAAGCAGGCTATTCGGAGTCCTCAAGGTCTTCAGTATCGAAAGCTATGCGACCTCACATTATAGACAGAGCAAAAGGATTGTTAGCAACGACAACAGCCAATGCAGTAGGACAGATAAAGGATGCTTTATCAGGAAACACAGAAGAACCAATAGCTAGACAGAAACTTAGGTTTGAAGCAGCAACTGACATACTTGATAGATGTGGTATATCTAAACGACAAGAAGTAGTAACAGAAAACAAACATGTACATGCTGTTGTTTTGTTACCTGCAAAAAAAGCAGAAGAGTTAGAACTATCAGATGTAGAGGCTGAAGTACTTGGAAACACCTAAGAAAGGAAGACCTAAACTCAAAGAAGGAGAGAAAGGTCGATATAGATTATCAGCTAAGGAAAAGGCTCGTAGAGCTGCTCTAGCCCAGTTGCGGTATAGAGACAAGAAGATTAAAAAGCATAAGAACCAACTATCGAGGCAGAAACAATTAAAGAAAGAAAAGATACAGAAGTTCAAACACCTCGACAAGGCGATAGAGGGAAAGGCTGCGATAACGGAAGATGTGCTTGCGGATGCACCGACTGCGTTTCAAGAGTTTGTTGCGGAACAGGAAGTTGCGTTCAAACCGAATCCAGGTCCTCAGATGGAGTTCCTAGCAGCACCTGAACGTGATGTTCTTTATGGTGGTGCAGCAGGTGGAGGTAAATCATATGCCCTACTTGCAGATGCATTAAGATATGCCCACAATCCTAATCATAGAGGATTGCTTCTTAGAAGGACATTGGGCGAACTAACAGAGCTTATAGACAAAAGTAGGCAATTATATAAGAAGGCTTTCCCAGAAGCTGTATTTAGAGAAAGTAAATCGACTTGGGTATTCCCATCAGGGGCTACGATTTTATTTTCATATTTAGATAGAGACACAGATGTTACAAGATATCAAGGACAAAGTTTTAACTGGATTGCAATCGATGAAATCACGCATTACCCAACTCCTTACGTATGGGAGTACCTTCGTTCAAGACTCCGTACAACGGATCAAAGCATTGTACCGTACATGCGTTGCACAGCTAACCCAGGTGGAATGGGCGGTTGGTGGGTTAAAAAGATGTATATTGATGCTGCCGAGCCAAATACGCCTTTTTGGGCTAAAGATGTTGAATCAGGTACTATCCTCAGATACGGAGCCTCAGCCCAAGAAAAAGCAGGAAAGCCCCTCTTCCAAAGAAGATTCATCCCTGCAAGACTAACGGATAACCCCTATCTTATAGCTTCAGGGGAATATGAGGCTATGTTGTATTCTCTACCAGAAGTAGAGAGAAGAAGATTATTAGAAGGAGACTGGGATGTCACAGATGGTGCAGCGTTTGCTGAGTTTGATCGTTCAGTACATGTTGTTGATCCCTTTGAGATTCCTAGGTCTTGGGCTCGTATTAGGGCTGCAGACTATGGTTACTCTAGTCCTTCTTGTGTTTTATGGGGTGCTGTCGATTATGATGGTAACCTATGGATATATAGAGAGCTTTACGGAAAAGGCTACACAGGAGAAGGGTTAGCAGAAAGGATTATGGAACTAGAGTATGATGATCCTACTATGCAAACAGCAGTATTAGACGAATCATGTTTTAGTAGAACAGGGCATGGTTTAAGTATAGCAGAATCCATGAATAGATTTAACTTAAGATGGATGGCTTCTAATAGAGACAGACTGGCAGGTAAGATAGAGATGCATAAACGTTTAGGTAAGAACGACATGGGAGAACCTAGACTTAGAATATTTAATCACTGTAGCCAGTTAATAAGAACTTTACCTACACTACCTCTAAGTAAAACAAACCCAGAGGATGTAGATACAAAAGCAGA